GACTCCGAAAGGTTGCCGGTAGGTTACCTTTGGGAAACCGCGATACGGGCACCCTTCCGTTGCGGAGGTAAAAGGGGCAAAAAGTGGGGAAAAAAGAAAAAAAAAAAAAAAAGGAGGCCCTGATGGATATCCAGAGCGAACTGACCGAGCGCGGTACGCAAGACCTGCAAGAAGCGTTGCGCTACGACTTTCTGCCCCCAAACCAAGCGGAAGAGGCCAAATCCATTCTGGCGGCACGAGGTGCCGATATTCCTGCGCCGATGGTCGAATCCGAGATAGAGGCGGACTTTCACCGGAAGAGACGAAAATCCACCCTCATGCTGCTTTCCACCCTGCTGGTTGTTGCGATCTGGCTGGCTTACAGCTATTTCAACGGCCTCTTTGAACCAGGACAGGGTGTCAGGCTGCAGCAGAGTGTGTTCTACTTCGGCTTGGCTCTCTTGGCGTCTCTCGGATATTTGGGTGGCCGCCGCCAGCGTTAGTGTTTCCGGATATCCCCGTGCATGACGCCGCGCCACCATTCGGCGGCCCCCTGAGGGTCTTGTGCGCCGTCGCCAACATCCCACAGAAACTGAATCGCGCTGGCCGGCTGCCCGGTAGGGAGCGCGAACACATAGCCTGCTGTGGTAATGGCGTGCTTGAGCCATTTGTCGCTGACCTGTTCACCCATCAGCGCGTGCGCGGCGTCCGTTCCTGACTGGCCGATGGCGTTGACCATGCTGGCTGCCGGCGTGACGCTGTACTCACGTGAGCCCAGTGCCCAGGCGGCGATATCCCGGGCGATGGGGATCCCGGAAAACGCAGCGGACGTAATCTCCCTACCTGCCCACTTCAGCCAGCCTTCCTCGTCATCGTCCTTGGGCGGGTGAAAGAGCCCGTGCATCATCTGTACCCCCAGGGTGTAGATGAGCGTGCGCATGATGACGGTGGCCGCGACATCGCTGTCTCGCCAGTGATTGGCTTCCTTCATGGCCGCCCGATGTTCGCTGCTGGTCACCAGCTTGGCCGTGTCCATCAGGCGGTTCACATTGTGGTTCCAGAAGGTGTAAAACATCGTGAATAGCTTGAAGAACTCCGGCCCGCGCTGTACGGCGGCCAGATCCTTCACGCCGGTGCCCCCGTGGGCGTTGCGTACGGTCTTGTCCGCGAAATACACGGCATTTTCTTCGCTCATGCCCAGGCCACCCTTGCTCACCGGGGACAGGGCCTTCTTGTATGCTCCCATCCAGGTGGGCAGCGCCGAGGCCATGTCCAGCATGGCAATGCCCTGGTAGGCATGGGCCTTCATCAAGTCGGTGCCGCGGCGCAAGGCGCTGCTGGCGGGGTCCATCAGCCGCGTGTCGATCTCTCGCAGGTGATCCCGCACGTCGCGGTCCACTTCGTTCATGCGGTTGCGCATTTCACCTGAGCGCTCGAACACGAAATTCTTGTTTGCCACCCACTGCCGTGGATTGGCAAAATCGGCCAACCCGGAAGCGAACCATCGCGGGCCCAGCTCGGCGGCGGACTCCATGGCAGCAGAGCTGCCGTGCACCAGGATGGTGGAAATTCGGTAACCCAGCCCAACCATAGTGGCGCGGGTGCGCGCACCGTGCGCCAGGTCATTGAACCATTTGAGCGCCCGCATGTTCTCGGTCGACGAGCGCCCATCGTTGGCGATCGACTGCAGCCACGGGCGTAACTGGTCGTAATGCTGCTGGCCCAGGGTATCGACGATCGCTTTGCGCACGGTACCGTTGCGCAGGAACCGGTCGGCGTCGATCACGGCCTCCCGGAAGGCAATGTCGTGAATCTCGTCCCTGATGACGCGCGGTATGGCGTCCAGGTCCAGCAGTAGCGGGCGGGCATAATTCGCGTTACGCGTGTTCAGGCGTCCCGTGTCGGTGTTGGCCCGGCTATAGGTGTTTTCGAACAGTGCATCGGCAGACTTTGCCCCGCGCTCTGCCACGTCCTGGGAGCGGGCCGGATCGTAAATCATCGGCCAGTACCACCCATCGTAACGCCCGTGTGGCGTATCGAATGGCCTGGGGGCGATCTTCTCGGGGTTGGTATTGCCCAGGCGCCGCGACATGGCCAGCTTTTCCGGCCAGAGGGACTCCAGGGCGCGGCCGATGCCGGCGACGAAATCCCAGTCTGCCTTGGTCAGGTTCTTGTTCAGGAAATCCCAGACAGCAGCTTCCGTCCATTTTTCGCCATCGATGAGCTTGGCTGCGTTCGTTTCGTTGGCCATGTTGCCTGCCAGCATGAGCATTTCCTTCTTGGTGAAGCGCTGCGGCAGGCCGGTAGCCGAATCGATCAGGCCTTCGGCCAGATAGGTCTTGCCCCCGTCGCGCGTCACATCATCCATGTGCGCGGCCACCAGCTTGTCGATCTCGCCCTTGACCCGGGCGAGCAGGTCGTTTTCCCTGACACCGGCATCAGAAATGCGCCGGAATACCACTCGGTTGAATACCCCGTTCGGATTGCGTGCATCGAGCCAATCGAACATCTGTTCCATCTTAAGGAGCGCCGCCCCCAAGCTACGGCCCGCGGCTTTCGCATCCATCCATTTACGGGCCATGCGATTCAACCCTCGGTTCGACTCGGGAGCGCGCTGCGGTAGTTTCGCCGTGGTAATGGCTGCCTCATCAGCCAGGGCCGCCAATTCGCGCTCGGCCTTGCCATCGAGCAGGCGCGTTTTCAGCTTGCCCAGGTGCTCGATCGACTTCACCGCGTCGACCAGACCCTTGAACTCCTCGAACGAGGCGTCTTTGTAGTGCAGGCGCCGTGCTTCGTCCAGCAGCACTTCCGGCACCTGGGGTTCGTAGCCATCGGCGGCCATACGTTCTACGAACGCCAGCAGCGCTTCGCGTTTGTCCAGGGCCCGGCCGCTCACCGACCGGCGCAAATCGTAGCGGTCCAGCAGTGCATCGATCTGATCCCGGTATTCGAGATCGATGGCCTCGCGCGCACTCGGCTTGTCGAACCGAGCGAGATATTTCAGTCCCTTATCGATCTCGGCCAACGCATCGCGCGCGGCACGCGCCAACTGGTTATTCAGAAGCTGGTTGCGCTTGGCGACGGCTGCACCCGTCGTGTCCCCCGCGGCCAGCTTCTTTTCGGCCGCCCGCCCGGCCTTGGATTCTGCTGCGGTGAACTCGCCAACGGTGATATCGCGGACCCGGCGACGGCCAATCGTCGCCTGGGCAACCTCCTGGGCAGCCCGAGCCAGGTCGCGGGCCGGGCCGATGGCTTTGTTCAGTGCCTTCAGTTCAGTAGCGATGAACCGGGCGCGTACGTCGTTGTGCACCATGGCATCGGCGGTGCGAGCCAGGGCGTCGGGCGTGGCAACCTCCCCATGGCGCTCGAGCATGAGCTGCTCGGTCATGCCCTGCACGACACTGCGACGTGGCTCTGCATCAAGCAAGGCGCGCACCAGGTCATCGCCGTTGCGAAAACTGAACATATCAGCCACGATGTTCGGGTCCAGCCCTTTTTCGCCCAGCATGCCGTATTTACCGTAGCCGAGTTTTTGCCAGTCGGGTGCCTCGAGCGCACCTTCCGGATACATGGCCTTGAGCGCATCGATGTTCAGTCGGTGGCCTTCCAGTGCCTGTATCGGGTTGCCCTCAGCGTCGACCGTTTCACCACGCTTGAGGAACTTCTGCGCGGCGTACACCGGCTGCTGGTCCACCTCGGCCTCAACCTCCCGGCGGATGTCCTTGCGCTTTTGCGCAGCGTCTTTTGCCAGGGCGCGAAGAGCCCGGTTACGGGTATTCTCGAGCCACGCCATATCACGCAACGACCGGGTGGTCAGTTCGCCGACTGCTTTCTCCGTTGCCTGCGCCCCCAGCGCCTGGTAGGCCTCGTAGTCCACCCCGTGGGCCTGCGCCTCTTCGGGTGTGCGAAACAGCGCCGTCATGGATCGCGCCTGCTCGGCCTGGGTGATGGCTTCGTCGCTGGCCAGCATCCGGTCGAATACCCCACGCACTTCAGGGGTGAGATTTACCCGCAGCGCTGCCAACGACCTGTATATCTGCAACAGCCACCGCCGGAACCGCTCGAAGAGAGGGGCCATTTCCAGCGAGGGGGATTTCCCTTCAAACAGATAGGCCTCGAAGCCCCTGGCGAACTGCTCATGAGCCTCGCGCTTCTGTTCCAGAGTGCGCGCCTGCCAGTCGGCCAGATCCTTGACACCCAGCCACTTCAGCACCGCCTGCATGTCGGCCTTGACCGCCTCGGGGGCGCCGGGTTTCGCAGCCAAATTGGCCAGCGTTTCCAGGAAGAAATGCCCCGATTCGTGCAGGAAAGTGGACAGGTCCGCATTTTGCAACAGGGTGATGGTGTTGGTAGCTGGATCGAAGCTACCGCGCGCGGGTTGCTCGAGTATGCGAATGTTGAGATCGTCGCCATTCTGGCTTACACTGCTTGCAGGTGGCTCGGAGCCTAAAGCTTCGGATTGGTGCTCTCCGCCAGTGCTGCGTTCCGCTGGCGAAACCACCCCCGGTATCGAGGGGTTCCGAGCCTGAACGCTTTCTTGAAAATACTCATTTCCCGGCAAAGTGTGGTTGTAGTACAGCTTGCCGTCCTTGTGTTCCTCGACGTTGACTTCGACCGCAAGGTTTTTCCCGTCCAGCAAGACATTCCCCCGAATCCAGTGATAACGGACGATGTTCTGGTGGGTGTTCTTGTCTCGGTTATCGAAAGTCCTTACCAGTTCCCCATCCGCGATGATCCGGGGAAGCGCGGATACCAGCTTGAGCTTATCCGGGTTCGCGCTGGACGAGAGCATTTTGCGTAGTCCCCGATTGTTGAACTGAATGTCGCCCAACTGGGGGTTGTGCACCGTGGTACCGGCCAGATGGTCGGCGTACCATTCTTTCGCCTGGGCACGCAGGGTCTTGAGATCAGCCCCGCGCGGTGCGATTTCCTCGCCGGTCAACGATGCGACGGGATCTTGGTTCAGCACTGGATGGGCGGCAACGTCCTCCGTCTGGATTTTCAGCGGATACTGCTCGAGCAGTTCATGCGGCGGCACGCCTAGCCGGTCGGCCATGGTCGTGTAGAAGTCACGCTGCAATGCCGCGTAGGCCCGGTTGACGTCGGGCGTGAACCGGCCGGCTTGATCCAGTTGCTCCAGAATCCGGTCATAGACTTGCTGACGGCTCGTTTGATAGGGTTCCTCCGCGGCTTTTTCCTCCGTGAGGCGCCGGGCCTCCGCCTGCAACTGTTCCAGGTTCGACTGGTAGAACGCTTCCGATTCTGCCAGGGTCATGCCCTCCGGATCAGTACGCAGATGTGGCATCAGGGCATCCTGCAGAGGGCTACCAGCGATATGCGTGGCGAAATCCTCAACCGGGATGCGCACCTGGCCACCCGTGGACAACGCCTCGGGGATTTGCCGGGCGACGTCGGGCATCGTTTCGGCCAAGCCCTCCATGCCAACACCACCCTGGTGCAACACGTCGGCCAGCTGCGTACCGTCGACATAAACCGCCTGCACCGGGCCATCCTGAGCGGCGTCGGCGACGAACTGCTTGAACCGCTCCGGATCCCGAGCCCGTAGCTTGCTTGCCGTCGCCGATGTGGCGATGCCCTGCAACACGGCGCCGTCTTGGGCGGCGGCATCGGCGCGCGCGGCGTCGTGCAGCCAGCCGCCCCCGGTGCGCCCGGCGCCATTGAGCGAGAAGATGGTGTTCAGGCCGTAGTCGAAAACCTTCTGCGCCAGGGGGCGGTCATCCCACGGTCGCGTGCCCTGGATCGCATCGAGCGCCGCGCTGGTGGCCACCGTCCGGGCGGCGAACTGAGCGAGCGTGTTATCCGGGAACAAGCGCCCTGCGGTTCCGAATGCGCCGCCGGTCAAAGCGCCAGCACCGGCCGCATGCAGATAGGCGGCAACTGCGCCGCCTGGTGTGTTGGTATCCAGTGCGGCGCCCGTGGCCCCCACTGCGCTGGCGATGCCCAGCGTTGCCGCATGACGGGTAACATCCTTGCCGAGCGCCTTGATGAAGGCTTCACCCGCCTTGGGCGCCAACACTTCGACGCCTTTCATTGCGGCACCGGCGGCCTTCATGGGCAGGCCACCCATGAACCCCAGCAAATCGCCGGCGCCGCGGGCGTACATGGCGCCCGCGGTGTCTGGCGCACCAGCCTCATCGGGCGCCAGGCCGGCCGTTGCGCCGCTGAACAGGCCCTGTGCGAACTGTTGCGGGATAGGTGACATGCCGCCGACAGCCTCGCGCAGACCCTCGCGGGTGGTACCCAACTGCTTGGCCGTCACGTCCAGGAATGCGCGCGCCGCCGCGGCATCGTCGCGGCCCGCCGGCGGCAACCCCACCAGATCGCGAAACCAATTTGTCAGGCGTTCCCGGTAGGTGGGTGCCGGCCCGGGTTTGAACACCGACGCGTCGGCCGGAATGTTCGGGTTGCCCAGCCGCTTGACGTTGTGTTCGACGTTGGCCGTGCCCGGTATGTCGTCGTGGCTGATGGCCATGTTATCGGGCACGGTCAGGAATGCGGCTGTATTGGGGAAGCGCTGTGCAAGCGTCTGGCCGTCGAAGGACTGCATGGCGGCCGCCGTCTTGGCGACTTCCGGCATGGCCTGCACGGTGGGTACGGGCAGGCGCGTCACCTTGGCCAGTTGCTGGGTCTGCGCGGCCTGGTCCGGATTCGTGCCCTGCGCGTTTTCCAGGTTATTGGCGACGAGAGCCCCGGTATCAGCCGATTTCTGGCCGAGGTAGTCGGAAACGGCGCCATCGTAATCGTTGGGATTTGAAGCCATTACTTCGCCTTCATGCGCCGGTAGGCGTTCAGGAGATCAGTTTCGGTGGGGTTCTGGATGCCGTGCGCGGCGAATGCCTGCCTCAGGCCATTGAGATCTGGCGACGGGATATCGCCGTACGTCATCTCTGCCAGGGATTCGCGCGTCGTCCAGCCGATACCCAGGAACGAATGCTGGAAGGTGACCGATTTGGCGAACAGGTTGTTCATGAACTGGTCGACGTCCGCTGGCGTGAACTTCTTGCCGGCCTGCGCTTGCGCATCGAACAGCATGGATCGTGCGAACTGGCGAATGGCCCCCAAGCGTTCTTGGGCCTTCGTATCGCTATTCTTGGGTGAGGTCGGGATATCCAGGGAGTTCAACCGCAGGTTCAACGACTGATTGAAGGCGCTGGTGTCGATGGCATCCGGCGATGCGTTCGATTTACCACTGAGCATGTCGGCACGCTCACCGGCAAATCGCTTGAAGTCCGCCGGCGAGAGGTGGGCTCGCAGTGATTCAAACTCGCTGTCGGTCATTCGGGCCATCTCGTCCGGGTGACTGGCCAACCGGTTGTACAGCACCAGATTCGTTTCAGTATTGCCCTGTGCCAGGGCGCTGGCATAGGTTTTCAGCCCCGTGAGCTTGTCCGGCGCGTACTGCACCACATCGGCGCGCAGGTTCGCAGGCAGCCCCGTGAAGTCCCCATCATTCTGGGCAATCCACTGTTGAGCCGCGCGCACCGCATCCTCGCCTTTCTGCGCGTAGGACTGTGTCACCAGCGTGTAGGCGCGTTCGGCCTGGGTGCGGGTAAGCGTCACAGCCTGGGGCGTAGCATTCGGACCGAGCCGATTCAGGGCAGTGTTGACGAACTCCAGCTCGGTGGGCCGCTTGGGCGTACCGCCTCCGTTCTCGTAGGCGGCCATGTTGGCCTGGACGTACTTCTGCGTTTCGGCGGGCATGTATGCCAGCCACGTCTTGACCTGGCCACCAGGGGCGCCTGCGTCCTTCTTGGCCTGAGCAATGGCGTCATCGAGCGCGCCGGGACCGGCGTTGTACGCCGCCCACGCTTTAGCGGGATCCCCGCCGTAGCGCTTAAGCATCGCCTGCAGGTAATCCCGACCCACCCGGGCGCGTTCGGCCAGGCTGTCGTCCTGCGCCGGTTTCACGCCGAAGCCAGGATCCTTGTTCGTGGGATCGCGCACCTGCATGCGCCCCTTGGCGCCGGCACCGCTGGTGACGACGTTGCCCTGGGCGTCGTAGTCCCGATCCCCGGATTCCGAGCCGAGCGTGATGTGCACCATACGGTCGAAATCGTTGGGCTGCACCTGGTTGACCAGATCGGTTTGTGCTGCGCCTACCGCATTCTGGGCCTGCTGGGCGTCGGACGTATCCCCCAGCTGCTTGCGAATAGTCAGGATGTCGCCCGCATCCATCTCGTCGCTGTACTTTTTCAGGTAGGCGCCGGCGTAGGCCGTATCGCCACTCTGGATGGCTGAGGTCAAGGCCAGCTTGTGCGCCTGGCTGGTGAGCGTGCGGGATGTGGCATCAACCCACTCAGCGGACTTTCCTTGTAGCTGGGCCTGGCGGTAGACCTCAGCCTGCAGGCGCTGTACGGCCGAGGCTGTCGCGTCCGGATTGTGGTAGTTCAGCGCAATATCGCGCATCGATGTGTCCTGGATCCCTTGGGAAGTCGACAGGGCATACGTTTGGTACGCCTGGGATTCATGTTGCAGCGCATGGCCGTGAAATGCGGTCAGGATGTCGCCCGCGTGCAGCATGAACGCTTGACGCTGGGCGTCGTTACCCAGGCCATCGGCAATCTGATCGATGTGCTTTTTCAGCTGCTGGCCGTATTCATCCGCCAGGGGTTGGCCGTCCGGGCGATTTAAGGCCTGCTCTCCCTTGATATTGGTGAACCCCTGAGGGCCGTAGGTCAAGTCCAGCGCGGTTTCCTTGGCCTGGTTCAGCGCATCGTCCACCCGCAACTGGTTGGCTTGCTGGATCATGCCCAGGGCAATGCGGCCCACCTCGCCGCCGGCGCGCTGCATCGTGTTGCCCAGCACCTGCGCTTGCTTTCCAGCAACGTCCCGCATTTGCGGCGCAGATCCAAACGGCTGCAGGCCCCGAAACTGTGGGGTGGGCCCGATGGCCGGCGTGGCCTGGTAGTCGCTGTAGGTCGGCACACGTGGCATATCACCACCCCTTGAGTTGAATCATGGTGCCGATTGGGTCGTCCGATTGATTTACGATCGACATAGTGCTGTCACTCGATGACTTCGAGTATTTGTACCAATCGCTCATGACGCTGGTGGCGCTTCCCAGCAGAGATGTGCCCACTGAAGTCCAGGGGCTGATGGCCGAGGCCGCGGCCCCCGTGGAGTCGGCGGTGATTTTTCCCATCGCTCCCTGGGCGCGCAGATTGATGCCCTGCAAGGTAGCGTTGGCCCCTTCCACACGATAGCCCCAGGCCGTGCGCGCGGCGTTTGACTTGAGGGTGGCGACATCGGCGTTCTTCAGGATATCGGCCGAGGCCTGGATCTCTGCCGCGCTTCCCGTGCCCAGGTCCACGCCGTTGGCGGCCAGGTCGGCGCGCTGCGTACCCTTGAGCTGGCCTGCCTTCAGCGTCAAGGCGGCAATGTTCTGGTTGCCCTGGTCCAGCGCAGCCTGCGCGCTGAGCTCATCGTTGTGCGCATTCAGGTCCGCGAACTGGGCATTGATGTCGGCAATCTTCGAGTTGGCGTCCTGTACCGCCTTCTGGGCGCTCAGATTCGCCTTGGCGGTCTTGGAACTCGAGAAAGCGCCGATGGCTGAGGACACTGCGCCGCCGGCCTGCCCGATGAGCGAGGCCTGCATGAGCGAAGTTTGCGCAGCAGTGCTGGATTCGAAAGACATGAATGCTTCCCAGGAATGTTGCCTGTCACGTTATCGTGTCTCGTGCACGGTACGCGCACCTGGCGTGATGCTTGCCACATTACCGTGCCCCGGGCATGGTACGTGCACCTAGCCGCCGATGGCGACTTCCGCGACTGCAGCGAGGATGGATAGCGGCAGCGGATCCTTCTGTCGGACGTAGACCGATCCGCTATCGGCCCACTGTGGCGTAATTGCGATGGAGACCATCGACGATTTGAGCGCAGGCGGGCTGCCGTAGGGCTCTGTCGTGCGCTGCTTGGCTTCGGTGAGCGCGGAGACGTCCGGCCCCACGAAAATCCCTGAGGACTGATAGACCCGCAGCTGTACCTTGTTGACATTCTTGGATCGGCCCTGGCCGAACGCGCTGTCGATCTGAGCGGCCAGGGGCAGCGTCTGCAGATCAGCGGTGATGGGCAGGCCCACCTGCACCTTCGAGGCGGCGACAGACAGCGTGATCTTGCCCCCAGTCACCACCTGCTGGGGCATCACCGCGCCATCGGCCAGAATGCTGACCGTCTTGCCCTCGAGGTAGTCCAGGCCGCTGATCTCGGTGGCCGGGTCTCCCGAATATGTGGCGCCGCAGTCGACGAAGAACGCATCGGCCTGGTCGGTGAACTGGCGCGACGCCAGCCGCTCAACGTAGCGAACGTCGCTGCCGTTGATGGTGCGCTGCACGATGGCATACAGGACATCCTCGTCGCCCTCGGCCACGACCGTGCAGGATTCAAACGCGCCATCGGTATCATGCTGATGCCAAGCACCGACCTGCTGCGCTGGCAGATAGGTTAGGCCCAGCAGCTTGCCGGTGCTGCTCACAAACCAGACGATAGGCTGGGGGGCCTTGGCGTAACCCATGTCCAGGATGCTGAATGTGTCGAACAGGTGCGGGGCGCGCACGCACAAATCCCCGACCACGAACCCACTGGCCTGCCAGTTGTAGGCCATTTCCTGAACGTGGCCGCCGCGCGCCGCGCCGTAGATGAGCGTGTTGTTGATGATCACCGGCTGTACATTCGACGCCCCCACGTAGGACTGTGGCCGCACGCTGATCGAGGTGGGTGTCACCGCGTCGGAATTGATGCTGGTCACGCACCACTCGGCCGAGCTCGTCAGAAGCAGCAACTGCGTGAGCGGCACGATATGCCGGATGGTGTTGGCCTCGCGCGCCGCCACCCGCAGGGAGATCCGGTCGTCATCGCGCACCGGCAGCGAGTACGACATCGCCGACTCGGTGCCGGCCCGGGTCATCCAGATGTTCTGGGGTTTGTTGATCGTGCCGGCAAAACATCGGCGTTGCTCGAAATACGACACCGCGCCCGGATAATCACCCGCAGCATTGAACACCGTCTCGTAGATCGGAGGTGCCTTGCTCAGGTCCGGGGCGATATTGTCGTCCACGATGGACGTTCCCGTAGTCTGGCCGATGTAGCCATAGACGCCACCTTGGAGCTTGTAGATGTTGTAGCGGGCTGCGCCGCTGACAGCGCTCCAGGAAATGGTAATGGTGCAGCCAGTTTCGAACAGGTTGCTGGCAATTGAGCCAGCGGCCGAGGGTATTGACTCGCTCACGTCGTCATCGGCGATGGCCGTCACCACGTAGTAGTACGTGTATTTCGCTGTCGTCAGGCCTGCAGTGGTGACCGTGGGCTTGCCCGGCGCGCTGATCGAAGGCGTAAAAGCAATGCTGGTGAGCGTCCAGTTGGTGGCGCCGAGGCGCCGCAACTCCCTGGGCGCGTAGCCGGGGTGTACTAGGGTCAGCACATCTGCCGATTGAACGTAATGAATGTCGAACAGGTCGGCTTCTGCATACGGGTTCGTGATTTCGTATGGGTCGCCCGAATCATCGAGCAAGGTTGCGCCTTGGGTATGAAAGCGGCAGTATCCCGCCCCCAGCTCGATGACCATGGTCTGGTCCGTCGAGTAAGTGAAAGGGATGAGCCGGGTTTTCTTGGTCGAGTCCTTGACCTCGCGCACGAAGGCGAAGCCAGGGCGGTTCTCCACCGAACCCTGGGGGCGCACGATGAAATTCAGGCACTTGGCCAGGCCGCTCTGGTACTTTGCATCGTCGATGCGCCCCCACATTTCCGGGGCGATCTCCCCGCCCACGAAGGCGTTTTGCGCAAGGCGGACGTTAGGCATTAGCGCCCCCTGAAATCGCCGAAGCGGTCCACCATGGGCATGCCGCCGCGGGCGCGCATCCAGTCGGGCTGGTGCCGGGGCTCGACGTGCCGCTGATTGGCGTCAGAGGTCTTGGCTTGGGCCTCCGCGATCCGAAACGTTGCATAGCAGGCCTGGCCGACTTTCATACCTGTATCGCCCTTGATGACCGGACCAGCGAGGTAAGAGGCCAGCAGCCACGCCAGGGCATCCGTAAAAAGCGGCGAGAACTGCGTGCTATCGGTGACACGCGCCACATACCGGGCGCTTGCCGCTTCCTGGTTGGTGTAGATGATGGGCACGCTGCTGGCGTCACTGGCCAGTTCATATTCACAACTCTGCGCCTCGTCGGGGGCAGCCATGGGAATGACGGACAAGAGCCTGAGCATCCCGGTGGGCGCCGCGTAGACCAGATTCCAGTTCCAGGCATTCTGGCTCAGCGGGGCGAGCACCGCGCGCCGCGTCGCGAATCGCCAGGGGTGGGACTCGAGCATGGAATCTCGCGCAACCGGATAGAAGCGCGCCGCGTGTTCGGCCTGGGCGGAGCCTTCCGGCGGGCTGATGCTGGCCACCGTCGCCTCGTCGCCCAGCCGGGCCAGCGCAAAGTTAATGATGTCGACGTCAGAGGCCATGGCTCTACCTCAAAAAATGCGGGGGCGTAAAGCCCCCGCCAAGTTGCTGCTCCCAAGAATGAGGGCGGTGCGCTACACCAAACCGGCGGTTTCGGGTGGCGTCTGCGGCGTGGGGTTGGTCGTGCCTTCAGGCTTGCCACCTTCGGGCTTTGCGGTAACTTTGACCGGCGCGAACCACTTCGCTTTCGAGCCGGCAGGTACGTCGAACACGTCGCCTTTCTCGCGCAGCTTGCCGTGATAACCGGGTTCCAGAGCAATGACTTTCATCGGAAAGGTCCTTTACAGCGCATCGGGCTGCGGCGTGTTGTCCTGGATACCGGTGACCACCTGGGCGGAGAATTTCCCCGCGGTGAGCGGCCCGGTCGCCACGGTGTAGTTCACGCGCACGTAGCGCCGGTGGTTGATCGGCATGGGGATAATGATCTGCGCGCCGGCAGCAAGATCGGCCTTGCCGATCGCGCCGCTGGTAGCCACATCCGCAAACGAGCTGTTGTCTGCCGAATCCTGAATGGCGAAGGTCACCGTGGCCGCGCCGTCGGCCGTAGCCGATTCGCCCACCGTAATGACCATTTTCAGCAGGTCGGTCAGGCCCGTGTTCGGGTTCTTCTGGCCGAAATCGATCACGTTGGTGGATGCGGCCGTGGCCGTCACCGCCTGATCGTCGGAGACCTGCAAGAGCTTGTCGATAATCATGATGGCTTCCTTATCAGGGGTTTAGGAGACGGCCGCTTCGGTGTTGAGCAGCGCGTCGGTGCGACGCACCGGCACACCGTCGAACATCAGGACCTTCTTGCCCGCCACGGTCTCCAGCGTGAGATTCACGTTCTTGTGGTTCGTGATCTGGCGGCGCAGGAACGAGCGGATGGTGCGGTTGCAATAGAAAACAGTCCGGCCCATGTTCTGGTTCGGAATGATTTCCAGGGCCTGCGTCAGGAGATCGATAAGGTCGGCACCGGCGGAAGCGTCCTTCGTCAGGTCGGAGACGTCCACGTTGGCGATGCGCACCGCGTAGCGCCAGTCGCGCAGCGTCAGGCCCAGATCCCACTTGTAGTGCGTCCGATAGCCCTGGTAGCGGCCGCCATCGGCATCGAACAGGGTCTGCTCGCCCAGGTCGCGCGAGCTCAAACCCGCTTGCGAACCCTTCGGGTAGATTGAATGCAGCGTGTTCGGGCTCCAGGTGGCGAGCCAAATGGACGTGTTGTCCGAACCGGCACCGCCAGCCGTGAGAATGTTGTCCTTGTTCTCGGCCGACAGGCTGGAGTAGCGCGGGGCCAGTCCCATGAACTTCTCGGGATCCTGGCTGGAATCACCGTAGAAGATGGTCTTGGCCATCGTCTGGTTCAAACCTTCGATGAAGGCCCGATCTTCCGACAGGCGCCACGCGGCCTTGTTGTCGTTCAGATCGGCCAGGGCCTTGTCCACCTCGGCGTAGGTTTCCAGCATGCCCATGGAGTCCTTGACCGGCACGGTCTTGGACTTCTCGGGCTGCACGCCGTAGTTCAACTTGCGCCAGGTACCGGTGGGCAGGCCCGAGCGGATCGTGGTCTTGTGCTCGGTATAGCCGTTGGCTTCGATCACGGTCATATCATCGAGAATTTCGTTCGTTTCCGACAAAATCTCGATAATCATCGGATCGATGCTGCCGTCGGGCTTCATGCGGCTGGCGAAATCCGCCAGAGTGGGATTGGTCGTCGAGAGGGTGGACATGGAAATGCTCCTTCTGGTTTACGCTCTGGCGGAATTAGTGCATGCTGCTGTTAGGGTAGAGTCGCTTGGCATCGTGCGATGCGGCGCCTGCTTGGCTGCCGGTGACAAGCTGGTCCTCGCCGATGGCTTTGCCAGCACGCACCATGAAGCGGATTAGCTCGGGGTGGTTGCCCAGGCCGGAGGTATCGAGCAGTTCCTTGAGCTTCGGGGTGGCGAAGGTATCCATGGCGCGCTTGGCGTGCGCGAGGTTTTCCTGTAAGTGGTCGCCCCCGAACTCGGCATCAGCCCGGGCCTCGTCGGCCCACTGCGTGCGCGCCGCTTCGATCTGCTTGGCCTGATTCGCCGCGATGGCCGGGGCCATGGCGTCGATTACTTTCTGTGCCTGGTCCTGCGGCAGGTTCAGTTCCTTGGCCACGGTGGAGAAAGATTCCAGCACGCCCGATGCCAGTTCGCCGGCGCCTTCCGGCGCCTTGAACTCGTATTTCTCAGGGGCGCCTTCCGGTTCCTTGGTCTTCGCGGGATCCTCTTCACCGCCGGCCGGCTTGGTTTCGGCTGGCCTGCCAGTGGGTTGGGCGCCGTCACCGGCGATGGTCTGAGTTGCTGCCGCGTCATTCCCTTGTGCAGCGCTTTCAGCACCGGTGACCGTCTGCGTCGCCGCGGCTTGGCCGTCCGATGCGCCCGTGGTGGCAGTAGTAGCTGCCGCCGCCCCATCAGCCGGGGTCTGTTCGGATGCAGTCATCAGGGTTTCAGTGGACATCAGCGTGTTCCTTGATCATTGTGAGGTACTGCTCCGGGCACAGCGTGCTGATCTGGTCCAGCAGTTTCAGGCCTTCGTTTCGTCGTCCTTCCTCGAAGGCCATGGCCAGCGCGTCGGTGCGAAATGAGCATCGGTAAATCCCTGCGCGCTTCAAGCTGCGCCAGACGATCCGCCGGCCCTGCGCGTTACCCATCAGCCACTGCACGTCCGCTTTTTCCGCCTCCGCCGCCAGGGCTGCTTTATTCTCGGCGTCGGCGCGGGAATCATCTTCGTACTGCAGATCAGTCGGGTCTCGGTGGCTCATGGCGGTACTGTAGGGGTGATCACGCGAAACACGTGCACCCCTGGGGCTATCGGCCCATGTCGCTGTTGACGTAGAGACGTTGCGCCGGTGTCCTATCGCCTTCGAATTGCACCTGCATGTCGGTGATCTGCAGGCTCATCCGCTTTTCGGTATGGCCGTCCTGTGTATCGGTTTCACCTGTTCCGGCCACCGATGCCCGTGTCGTGAGCATGACTACGGCGCCCGCAGCGGGCAGCGCATCAATGCCAAGCTTCGCCAGCGATTCATCGTTCAGCTCGATGCACAAGCCATATGGATACTTCGGCGGATGGGGATCGGCGCATACCGTGCAGTCTGCTTCGGGTGGCGCCTGGGTGATCTGCATGCTGGTCAGTGTCATGATGGTCCTCGTCAGGTGTAGCCGCTGTATGCGCGCGTCACGTCCGTGAGCGCATTGGGCTTGCTGGTATCGATGCCGCCGAGCTTGGACGCGGCATCCACACCCTGCTGCAACTGCTCGGCCCGCTGCTGGGCCTGCGCGGCTTGTGCGCGCTGCTGGCGGATGAGCGCAACCTTGTCGTTCGGCACGACCAGTTCGGGATCCACGCCCAGCATGTCGGCGTAAGCGTCGGCCCACCGATCCGTATCGAGCTTGTCAATCACATCAGGCTTGAGCTGCGCAACGACGCCCAGGCTGCTAACGTACCGATCTACGCCGTTGGTGGCGATCGCGCGCTGGGCCTGGGCAAGCATGGAAACGAACTCCACGTTTAGCTGCACACCTTGCAGCTCCTCGGGAGGGGGCGGGACGATGCCGGCTTCCAGCATGCGGGTGAAGGTGATTTCGATCAGGGGGCTGAGCGTCTCGTTGTGCAACCGCTCGAGCACCGGGCCGATCATCAGCAACTTTTCTTCGTGGCGTTCGGCCACCTCGGTTGCCGTCATCTGCGGGTTCGTGCTGTTGGCCAGCATCAGGAACAGGTCGGCAAAAAATGATGCCTTGATCCGCTCGCGTACATCCCCAATGTCAGCCAGTAGGTGGCTGAGGTCCAGCTGAACCTGGAAGGCCGACCGGATGCCGCCGTTCGGCGTGCCCGCATCCACATAGGAAATTCCCCCAGGCAGCGTATTCACGTCCTGGTTCTTCATGGACGTGGGCACTTGCAGGGGTGGATTGGTCAGGTAGTCGATACCCTGGGATTTACGGATCTGTTCGTGCTGCAACTGGCGGATATCACCCAGCGCTTCCATGGCCGGGGAGTTGCCGTAGATGTCGCCTCCGGCCTTGGCCCAGCGCGGGCCCAGCACGGGAAACCCTTTGAAGCCGGAATCCCGCAGCAGGAGATCGGACCGCGCGGCCGGCTCGAAATAGGTGGATCGCCACGGCATGTTGCGCGCATCGCGCTTGCGGACGTCCCGATCGGTACGTGGTTCAATGGCGTGGATGACGGTCACCCATGCGTCGAGCTTGCCCTGGTCGTATAGATGCTGCACGGTCAGGCTGCACTGCGCTTTGCCGAATTTCTGCACCATCTGCGCGACCGTGAGCTGGAATTCCCGGTATAAGGTGCTGATCATGCCCCGGTCGTCAACCGCGATGGCGTATTCGCCCACGGTCAGGGGCGTATGGTGCAACACCGTCTTGAAATCCTGGAGCACAATGGTTGACGCTGTGCCGAATGCCCCCAGCTCCTCATAGCAGGAATGCAGTGCCAGGTACGTGTTGGAACGGGCGAACACCATCTGCATGAGCCGCGTGACGTCCGCCAGCCACGTCTTGATGCCTGCGGACTCGTCAAGCATCGGGTCGGAGGTGGTCAGCCGAAACCAGGGGCGCGCCGGGCTCGTCATGCCCGCCATGAGGCCGGCGGCCAGTACGCGCAGTTGCCGCGTGGCAGTGCTGTCCAGGATCTTGTTGTAGCGCTTTTCCCCGCGGTTGCGATCTTCGATGAAGAAGCGCCCCGAGCGCGGCAATAGATTCTCGCTGATGTCACGCCAATGCGGCACCCAGCTCTCACGCTCGTCCTTGAGCGCGCCCCATCGGGACTGCAGCTGGTCGCGCAGCGTGGTGGACGAAAAAGAGGGCATCGCCACGTTACGCTCCGAGCAAAGTCTTCTTGCCGAGCGTCAACTGGCTGGGGTCGATGCCCTGTGCCCCGGTGAGCATCGTGCCAGATGCGCCTTGCTTGGCCGCTTGGGCCATGGCGTCGGTCACTGCGCTGGTGCCGGGTGTCTTCTGCGCGGCGGCATTGGCACTTTCCTCGGCGGCGGTGGCCTGTTTCTGGTTCTGGGCCATCGTTTGCTCGGCAGCCGCTTCCTGCTTCTTGGCGGCATCGGCGGCAGCCTGGGCCTGGGCAGCTTCGGCAGCAGCCTGCTTCTTCGCCGCGTCGGCAGCTTTATCAGCAGCCTTGTCCTGCTTATGGGCGTTGATCACGGATGAGGCGACACCGGCGACCGTAGCCACAGCAGCAATAATGGGGGCGGCTGGCATGGTCAGAACTCCTTCTTGAAAATCGACTCTTCGAGCTGATAGCCACTACGCGTCAGAATCGCCTCGAGCGTGGATCCCGGCTTGGCGTGCCACGTAGAGAATTGCGCGCCTCGATCCTTTGCGGCACCCTCGATAGCCCGCATGAGCTTTAGGCCCAATGTGCCGCGTCGATGCGCTGGCGTCACGTAGAGCAAGTCGTGATGGGCGTACAACACGCCGTAGTGCAGGTGCGGGCTCAGAATGGCCACGGCATAGCCCACCAGCGTTTCAGCGTCATCGAACGCGCCGAAAGCCAGAATGCTGCCGGCCTGTTCAAGTGCGCGATAGACATCAACGGCCGGCGCCGGGCCATTCGGCGCGAAATCACGCTCGGTTTCCAGCCAGTGGGCGTGGATCAGGTCCGTGACCTGGTTGATGTAGTCCGAAACGAGAACGGGGCGTACGTGCGGCATGACGATTCCGACAATTATCTGCGCCCACTGTATCGGCACCTAGCGCCAACATGTGCACCTATCCGTTAGATGCTGGCGAACGGGTCGTAGTCCAAACGCGAACGTGGGCCGCCTGCTGCGGCCAGCATTGCCCGCTTGGGCGTGTCCATAAGCGCAAGCACGTACGCGCTGCCGAAGTCGGGCGAGCGTCCGATCTTGGCGATGATTTCTTCTCGGCTGGCCACTTTGATGGACGCCCCCGACAATGACCAGGTCGGCGCGGTCAGGTCGGCCAGCAGCCGGGGGTCGGGCGGCAAGGCGATGCCGGTGTTGTTCGTGGGGTCCAGCGCTTCGCGCATCCGCCACCACAGTTCCGAGCGCAGGTTGAGAAACGACAACCGGCCCGACTTGTCGACACCGCGCGCACGTTCCGCGACGTTGACCCCGACAACCTGCTGGCCGGCATTGTTCAGGAAGTCATAAGGGCTGGATCCCACCCCGATGACGTCGATGTGGATGACCGCATCGTCGCGCCGGGCGGCAATGGCCAGAGCCGCCACCGTCGGGCCATCCGGCGTGTCCTTGCCCGGGTAGACCAGTGGAACGTCGAACCACATCCCGTGGCGCCTGCCGACAATGGTGTTATCGGCTCCGCCCCGGGCCACGTCCACGCCCTCGCTGTCCATGGGATCGAGCTTGTCGGGGCGCTTCCACCGAGCCTGGGCGGTTTCGACCCATTTGGTCGGGATGACCTGCCAGGGATCATCCTGGATGCCCGCATTGAAATCCCCGTACAGCATCTGGCTGCGCAGCGGCTCCGGCAGCGCCTGCAGGGTGGTGATGTACCCGGAATCGACGTAGTAGGGGTTGTCCGTCACCCGCGCCGGGATGAACGTGCGGGATTTGGGATGGATGATGTCTTCGGGGCTGAACTTTGTCGGGTCGAAGTCGTAGACAATGCGCCCGTCGACCAGCACGAAAGGCGCGAAGGACAGCGGATTTCCGTCCGAATCGAACCACGTATCGCGTGCGCCGCCGTTGCCGTCGGGCAGCATGGCGGCGTAGCGCAGCGCGCCTGGCGCGGTGGGATAAAGCGGATGTTTCTTGTCCAGCCAGGGGCCGAAGAAGTCGATAACCCACCGCCCCTCCGAGGTGGTCGGCGGGTTGAAGGTCATGAGCACGCGCGAGCGCTGGCCGGGCTTGTTGGTGCGATTCCAGCCCATGACGAACCGAACCTGCTGCTCGCGCATTTCGGTGACTTCGTCGAAGGCTTTCAGATCGTGCGGCCGGCCTTGCCAGCGGCGTTCGTCCCCCGGGTTGTCCAGACCAGCCAGCTCGCACAATGAGCCCGTCGGCAGGCGCCAGATACCCTTCTGGGAGTTGTAGCCGTCGTTGGTACGAACGACCTCCTGCATGCGCTGCACGAAACCCTCGGTCTGGGCTTTCTCCCGGCGGGCAAAGAGCGTACGGTCGTGTGCCGTGAGGGATAGGCCGACGGCCAGGTCGGTTTTTCCGCCTCCGGCCGAGCCGCCAAACCCCACGATATCGGCAAGTGACTCGTAGGCCATGAGCTGCGGGCCCGGCAATGGGCGCCACAACATGGGGTCGTCGGCCAGCAGCTTATCCACCTCGGCCAGTTCCGCCGGCGTCATGTAGGCCATAGCAGCCTTGATCTCGGCGACGGATGGGGCGTTCATCACACCAGCCCCGCGGCGGGATCCTCGTCCGGTTCAGTTTCGGCAGCTTTGGCGCGCTGCTGGGCCGCAGCGACAAGGGCGGCCAGCTTCGCTGCCCGGTCCGTCTCGCTGAACTGCACCGGGCCACCCTCGGCGCCGGTCAGCTCCATGCGCGTGTTTTCCCGGTACTTCGTCGGGTTGTGGGCTTTGAGCAGGAAGATGGCCAGGGTGTCGCTGTACTTGCGCACCGTATCGACCTGGCCGCCCTGATAAAAAACAGGTTCGTCTACGCCGTCAAACGCCCGGCGATGCGCTTCGTCTTCAAGGGCGGAAACCCCGATTTTCATGGCCGCATCCCACGCATCCGCGAAATCCAGATCTTCTTCGCGCCACCTGTACGCCGTCGTTCGACCGATGCCTACCGCAGCGCACGCCTTGCCGACTTGGCAGCATTCCGCAAGCACAGCGACGAAGGCCACGCGCTTCTCAGCGCGCAGCTCAGGGTCGGATTGTGGTTTTTTAGGTGTTCCAGTCATGCCCGCATTCTCGGCCTCGTTTTCTCTACGATGTGCACCATCAACCGTAGGCCCGACGCTCATATCGGCAGATGCGCCCGATGCAATGCTTGCTGACCTCGAACTTATGGGCCAGCTTCCGGTAGCTCATGCCCTGGTCGTGCAGTTGGCGAATCAGCTCGACCTCGCCGCGCGTGAGCTTGGCGTGTGGATGATCCTCACCTCGGCGGTAGCCGCGATCATTCGTGTAGAAGATTCGTTTGAACATGGCTTATCCGTAAAATTTTGCGTGTTCCCCTGTTCCTCTCGTTCCCCATCTTTTCCTATTATTTAAATCAGCGACCTGTGTATATTTATTTGCGCGCAAATATTTGTCATAAATAAGGGGAACAAGAGGAACAAGGGGAACAAGTCGCGTAAATAAAGGCTTCCAGTGTTCCCCTACGATTCTCCAGAAGAGGAACAAAGGGGAACATAAGCCCACATCACCTTGCCACCGTCACGTACTTTTTTACGCATAAACCCGAGCTTGCGAAAAATTGCAGATACCCTTAGCTCGTCGGCGCGCTTTATTTGCGAATTCGCAAAATTAAGCGCGCAACGTAACGCGTCATGAACCCGTAAAAATTCGCGTGATCGTGGAATCTCGCCGGTCAGGTCATCGGGCGTGTCGAGCCATCTCGTGATGGCGTCTTCCCAAGCGTCACTCATCTCGTATTTGTCGTGGTGTTCACGGGCCAGCGCTTCGGCGTCGCGGTATTCCACACCACACAACGTGAATCGCTCCCTGGCCTCGGCCCAGAGCTGTAGCCGGTCCCGTGCTATCGCGTCCACATCAATACGACCAACATCCAGGGGAAGCCATCGACGGTTTCCTGTCTCATCGGCCAGGAACTGTTCCTGATTGGTAGTTCCAATAAACACCAACCGCCTGGGGAACTGCGTGGCAAACTCGAAGAACTTCGGTACCCATCGTTCGTGGGTTCGTGTGATGAAGGATTTGATGCCCTCTAGGTCGCGCGTACGCAGGCCCCGCAGCTCCCCTATCTCGGCCAGCAGGTGCCCCCGCATCTTGCGCGAGAGATCATCATCCTTTTCGTGGAAGCTGATCTCTGTCACGAAGTCGGGGCTGGGTACCATCGCGGCTACGGCAGACGATTTGCCCAACCCCTGAGGCCCCACCAGGATGGGCACCATATCCGCTTTGCAACCGGGTGACAGTATCCGGCCGGCCAATGCCGTCCAGGTATAAGCACTGACGGCGCGGACGTAATCGCTGTCGGCCACCCCGAAGTAGTCTTGATAGAACTGATCGATGCGCGGCGCGCCATCCCACTCTAGGCCGTCAAGCCAAAGCTGGGCGCTGTCGAATTGGTGGTCTTTGGCGACCTTGTGCACCGCTTGGCGAGCCATGATTTCACCCACAGGCTTGAAACCGCCCAGTTCGAGTGTCATGCGAATCTGCGTCAGATCTTCATCTTTGAATGGTCGCCACTGGTCGCGACGCATCGCGACCATGATTTCATCCCGGAAGTTGTCGTATCGAATTTTTAGACCGCATATGTCATTCCTGCGGCATGCCAGAACGACATTATTGATGGTCGCATCTATGCGGCCTTGTTTATCCCGGGTCAGCCGCGGCAGTTCCGGCCGGGAATCCGGCGCAGGCTCGATCACTTCGAACTCATCAGCGGTAGCCGGCATGCTAGCCTTGGCCCGGGCCTTGACGCAGTGCTCGCGCCATAGGTACAGGAGAGCCCGATCATAATCCTGGCGTCGATGGTCGTAGGCCACGGCCAGGGCATGCTCGTTGGTGGCCAGGATCGAGAAGACCACCGCATC